CTAACCGTTAATGCATAACGGGGTTGCAATCTTATCTATAGTATGATATAACTATATATGTTATAACTATCTCTGGTAGCAAATGTTACCTTATAGCATAAGGAGATAGTTATGAAAGAGTGGTTTAAAAAAGTATTTGTTGCGATGATTGAAGCTCGTCAACGTGAGGCAAATGCAAAGATTGCAGCAATGCAACTGTATCGTATGTCAGATCGTGAACTAAACGATATTGGTATTGGTCGTGGAGATATTCGGAGAGTAGCCTATGAGGAAGTTGAAAACTTCAAGAAAGACACCTGTAGCAAAAAAGAAAATGTCTCGTGGTGGCAGTACTTCAACCGTAAACTCGGCGGGAAACTACACCAAACCAACCATGCGTAAAAGTTTGTTTAACAGTATTAAAGCAGGTACAAAGGGCGGCGGTGCAGGTCAATGGTCTGCCCGTAAAGCCCAGATGCTTGCTAAACAATACAAAGCCAAAGGCGGCGGGTACAAGAGTTAAGAGGCCAGCATGGACCCGATTACAATTATGGCAGGTGCTACTGCCGCCTTTAATGCAATTAAGCAAGGCATACAAGTAGGTCGTGACCTTCAGGATATGTCAGGGCAACTGTCTCAATGGGCAGGTGCCATGTCTGACCTTGGACGTGCAGAAACAAAAATAAATAATGCTCCTTGGTGGAAGGCTCTTGGTAGTTCAGTAGAGCAAGAAGCAATACAAATCTTTGCAGCTAAACGTAAAGCGGAAGCTATGCGTAAGGAACTCAAAGATTGGATTTCAGCAAGCATGGGGCCATCTGCTTGGGAAGAACTTCTTTCAATAGAGGCGCAAGTTAGAAAGCGTAAGAAAGAAGAAGAGTACCGTAAAGAAGAAATAAAAGAAGCTATCATCAACTGGACAGTAGGTATACTCGCTGTAGCAACAGGCATAGCTATCTTGGCAGGTATATTGTATCTAATAGTTTTACAACAGGGTAGTACGTAATGGCTAAAGCTAAATCCCAACAAAGCCTAGATAAATGGACAAAACAAAAGTGGAGAACTAAAAGTGGCAAGCCTTCTACTCAAGGTTCAAAAGCTACAGGAGAACGTTATTTACCTGAAGCAGCAATTAAATCAATGTCTAGTTCGCAGTATGCATCTAGTACAGCAAAGAAAAGAAAAGATACAGCAGCAGGTAAGCAGTTCTCTAAGCAACCTAAAGGGGCTGCTGAAACTTCCAAACGTTACAGAAGGTCTTGATACATGGTAGTAGATTTTGATATTGATGGTGATGGTAGTGTCACCCTAGAAGAAATAGCTATGAAAGAACGTATGCTTGAAGTAGAGCTACGTGAAGAAAAAGCAGAGTCACAGAAGAAGATGGCTTGGATAGCTATGGGTACAATGATTATCTTTACAATATTTTTATTTACTCCATTTATGTCGGATAGCCGTGTGTCAGCCCTAGCAGATTTGCTTGGGTTGTTTTACATTGCACAGACGGGTATTGTAGCTGCGTATATGGGTGCTACAGCATACATGGCAGGTAAGCCTATGGGCAATAAAGTAGCAACTAAAAAGGACATGAGGTAATGGCATTTAGTCTATCCCAAAGATCGTTAAATAAACTAGATGGTGTACACCCTGATATGGTAGCGGTTGTCCAACGTGCTATTGAACTGACAGATGTAGACTTTGGTGTGACGTATGGTGTACGTACACTGGAAGAACAAAAAGAATTGTATAACTCTGGTCGTAGTCAGACTATGAACAGTAAGCACCTTATTCAAGGTGATGGCTATAGTCACGCAGTAGACCTTGTAGCTTATTTTGGTTCTAGTGTTTCATGGGAACTTAATGTATATGATAACATCTGTGATGCTATGGCACAGGCTGCAGAAGAAGTAGAGTGTGGCATTAAGTGGGGAGCAGCATGGTCAGAGGGTGACATTCGTTACTATGATGACACAGCAGAAGATGCAATGAATGCGTACATTGATTTACGTAGATCACAAGGACGTAGACCTTTTATTGATGCTCCGCACTTTGAGTTAATGACATGAAGTTTGAGCAGGTCATAGGGGTTATTGCATTAGGCGTATTAGGTTGGGGAAGTGTTCAACTTTATCAGATGAATGCTCATGTAGCTGTCATAAGCTATAAGGTAGATGAAAATCATAAAATGATTAAACCTTTGTGGCAGGAGTTTCTATCTTTAAATAAAGTTGCTGGTAAATAATGAGGTGGTTAGTTCTATGTTTATTTTTATCAGGATGTGGTTTGAACAGCTTAGGGTTCTTAGGGGGTGGCGGTGGACCGACAGTAAACAGCAACGCCCAAGTAGGCAAAGAAAATAAACAAGCTGTAGTTACATATGAAGAAGAGACATCAACTTCAGCAGGAAGAGATGTTATAACCACAGAAGTTATAAAAGAAGTAGAAGCAGGTCCAGTTGATAAATTGACAATTAGTAATCAAAATATTCCCCCTTGGGTAATGCTATTACTTATATTAGGATGGTTACTACCAACACCAACAGAAATAGGTAGATCAATAGCAAACTTTATACTTGCATTGTTTAATAGAAAGAGTTAAAATGGCGAGAGCATTAACAGAAAAACAACAGAAACTACTTGCAGTGTTATTTGATGAAGCAGGTGGTGACATTGTAGCTGCAAAGAAACTTGCAGGATATTCGGATGCTACTTCGTCTACAGAGATACTTAGCTCTTTAAAAGAAGAAATACTAGATGCTACATCTACGTACATGGCACGTAATGCTCCTAAAGCTGCAATGGCTATGGTGGGTGCTTTGTATGATCCTACGGAACTAGGTATTCGTGATAAGATGTCAGCGGCAAAAGAATTACTTGATCGTACAGGATTAGTTAAGACTGAGAAGATGCAAGTAGAAGCTAAGGGTGGTGTAATGCTTATGCCACCAAAACAAATGGATGACGATGACTAAACCCCTTAAAAAGTGGAAGTTACCCCAACCAACAGACATAAAAGAAGACAACGAATGGGTTCCTATACCCCGTATATCTAGGACAATACCATTTGGATATGAAGTAGACCCCGACGATACTGACGTACTATTACCCCTTGAGCATGAATTAGATATGCTTGAACAAGCAAAAAAGTACCTTAGACAGTACTCATATCGTGAAGTAGCTAATTGGCTAACACGAAATACAGGTAGGGATATATCCCACGTAGGTTTACGTAAACGGTTGGAAAATGAACGACAACGAAAAAACAAAGCTGCAAGCCTACGCAGATGGGCAGACTATGCGAAAAAGGCAATCGCCAAAGCGGAAGAAATTGAACGTACAAGACTTGGAGCAAAAACCCAAGAAGACTACGAGGAAGCGGAGTACAGCGAAGCCAAAGCCTGAACCTGCAAAGATAGTTGATGAAATTCCTATTGAGGAACAGCACAACGTAATCTTTAAACCAAATGCAGGGCCACAGACAGAGTTTCTTGCAGCAGGTGAACGTGAGGTGCTATATGGCGGCTCTGCAGGTGGGGGTAAGTCATATGCAATGTTGGCAGACCCTTTACGCTATATGGGCCACTCAAGCTTCTCAGGATTGCTCCTACGGCATACTACGGAAGAATTAAGGGAACTTATCTTTAAGTCACAAGAAATGTATCCTAAGATATGGCCTGGAATTAAATGGTCAGAAAGAAAGATGCAGTGGACTGCGCCCTCTGGTGCGAGGTTGTGGATGTCCTACCTAGACAAGGAAGATGACGTTCTGCGTTACCAAGGTCTGGCTTTTAGTTGGATAGGCTTTGACGAGTTGACACAATGGGCTACCCCATTTGCATGGAACTACATGCGGTCACGTCTACGGTCCACTGCACCCGACCTTCCTATATTTATGAGGGCAACTACCAACCCAGGAGGTAGAGGCCATCACTGGGTTAAGAAAATGTTTATTGACCCATCACCTGCAGGTAAGTCTTTTAACGCAACTGACATTGAATCGGGTGAAGACCTTAAATACCCTGCAGGACACGAGAAGGCAGGAAAGGCTTTATTTAAACGTAGGTTTATACCTGCACGATTAAAAGATAACCCATACCTATCTGAGCAGGGTGACTACGAAGCAATGCTACTGTCACTGCCAGAGCAACAACGTAGACAACTACTAGATGGTGATTGGGATATTAAAGAAGGTGCTGCCTTCACAGAATTTGATCGTCATGTTCATGTGATTGATCCATTTAAGATACCAAGCAATTGGGTTAAGTTTAGGGCTTGTGATTATGGATATGGTTCTCATAGTGCTGTTGTGTGGTTTGCCGTTGCGCCTGATGAGCAACTTATCGTATATAGAGAATTATACGTCAGTAAAGTACTCGCAACAGACCTTGCCGATATGGTCTTAGACCTAGAAGTAGAAGACGGAAACATTAAGTACGGAGTTCTTGATTCTTCTTTGTGGCATAAACGTGGTGACACTGGCCCTAGTCTTGCTGAACAGATGGTTAGTCGTGGGTGTAGATGGAGGCCATCAGACCGTTCTAAAGGTTCACGTGTGGCAGGTAAGAACGAAATACATAGACGTTTGCAGGTAGATGAGTTTACAGAAAATCCCAGATTAGTATTCTTTAACACTTGTACTAATATGGTAGCACAGTTACCCGCTATTCCACTAGATAAAAAGAACCCTGAAGATATTGACACACACTCTGAAGATCACTTGTACGATGCATTACGGTATGGTATAATGTCAAGACCACGATTTAGTATATTTGACTACGATCCTAACAGCACACGATCAATGGGTATGAGAGTAGCAGATTCCACATTTGGCTATTAAGGAAATGTAAATGGCAGAAGATAACGAAATTTTTATTGAAGATGATTCTATTGCATTAGAAGATACAGATAACTCTGTTGAGTTTGATGCAGAAACATCTAAAATCATACCTTACATCATGGAACGTTTTCAACGGTCAGAAGATTATCGTCGGCAGGATGAAGAACGTTGGTTAAACTCTTATCGTAACTATCGGGGTATATACAGTTCAGATGTACAGTTTACAGATGCTGAAAAGTCTCGTGTATTTATTAAAGTAACCAAAACAAAAACTCTAGCAGCTTATGGGCAAATAGTTGATGTGTTGTTTGCGAACAATCGTTTTCCTATTTCCATTGAACCTACAGAACTTCCTGATGGTGTAGTTTCTGATGTTCACTTTGATCCCGCTTTGCCACCAGAAATGCGTGAAGATGGAATGAATGAAGAAGTAAATATCTATGGCTTTAAAGGTGATGGTAAAGAACTTCCTACAGGTGCAACACGTAATACACTAAAAGAAATGTTAGGCCCACTAGAAGATAAGTTTGAAGGTATTGATAACTTACAGGCTGGCGTAGGCAAAACTCCTACTGCAGTTACTTTTAGTCCTGCATTAGTTGCAGCTAAAAAGATGCAGAAGAAAGTACAAGATCAGTTAGAAGAATCCTCTGCGTCTAAACACTTGCGTAGCACAGCATTTGAAATGGCTCTGTTTGGTACGGGTGTTATGAAAGGTCCATTTGCTGTAGATAAAGAGTATCCCAACTGGAACGAAGAAGGCGAATACGATCCTATGTTTAAAACAGTTCCACAGGTATCTCACGTATCTGTTTGGAACTTTTATCCTGATCCAGATGCAAACAATATGGATGAGGCACAGTATGCGATTGAACGTCATAAAATGTCTCGCACACAAATGCGAGCACTAAAGAAACGTCCTTACTTTCGCAGTGCCGTTATTGATGAGGCCATTCAACTTGGTGAAAACTACAACAAAGAATCTTGGGAAGATGATCTATCAGATTATGCACCAGAGCATGGAATTGAACGTTTTGAAGTTTTAGAGTACTGGGGTACAGTTGACACTGAAATGCTAGAAGAACAGGGTGTTGATATTCCAGAAGAGTTAATGTCTTTTGATGAACTACAAGCAAACGTGTGGGTCTGTAACAACAAATTACTACGCATGGTCCTCAACCCATTTAAACCTGCATGTATTCCGTATCAAGCTGTACCCTATGAACTAAACCCTTACTCATTCTTTGGGGTAGGTATTGCAGAAAATATGGACGATACCCAAACACTTATGAATGGGTTTATGCGTATGGCTGTAGATAATGCTGTATTGTCTGGTAACTTACTAATTGAGGTTGATGAAACTAACTTAGTCCCAGGACAAGACTTATCAGTATACCCAGGCAAGGTATTCCGCAGACAAGGTGGGGCACCTGGACAGGCTATCTTTGGCACCAAGTTTCCTAATGTTGCGGGTGAGAATTTGCAACTGTTTGACAAGGCTCGTGTGCTTGCAGACGAATCAACTGGATTTCCATCATTTGCACATGGGCAAACAGGCGTGTCAGGTGTAGGGCGTACTGCTAGTGGCATTAGTATGTTGATGGGCGCAGCTAGTGGTGGCATTAAGAATGTAATTAAAAACATTGATGATTATTTACTTCGTCCTATTGGTGAGGGCTTGTTCCGCTTTAACATGCAGTTTGACTTTGATCCAGAGATTAAGGGAGACTTAGAAGTTAAAGCACGTGGCACAGAATCACTGATGGCTAATGAAGTACGTAGCCAACGTTTGATGCAGTTTTTGCAAGTGGCATCCAACCCTGCACTTGCACCATTTGCTAAGATGGATTACATCATTCGTGAGATTGCAAAGTCTCTTGACCTTGACCCCGAAAAGGTAACTAACAATATGGCAGAAGCTGCAATACAAGCGGAACTGCTAAAAGGTATGCAACAACAACAGGCAGCAGAGGGTGCACCCGCAGGTGCTAACCCAATGGACACATCGGGAGCAGGTGGTGGTAATATCGGTGTAGGCCAAGCACCGACACCACAAGAGCAAGGATTTAGCGGAAATGCACAGGGACAAGGAGCACCTCAACAAGCTCAAGGGGCTGGTCAACAACCACCAGCAGTGGCATAGTTTTGAGGAATACTTAGACTATCTAATTAGTCAACAACATCGTTCTATGGAGCAGAGTGATAATGCTCAAATCTTACATAGGGCACAGGGTGCAATATATCAATTGCGTAGGCTCAAGTTACTACGAGATGAGGTACTAAAAAATGTATGAGAAACAAATGGAACTCTTTGAAGACGGTGGCCTTCGTGATGAAGGTGGCATGGTAGATGAACAGTCAGGAAATGACGTACCTGTAGGTAGCACACGTAAAGAAGTACGTGATGACATTCCTGCCATGCTCAGTGAAGGAGAGTTTGTGTTTCCTGCAGATGTAGTACGTTACGTTGGACTTGAAAACTTAATGCGTATTCGTCAAGATGCCAAGCAAGGTTTGAAACAAATGGATGCTATGGGCCAGATGGGTAATGGTGATGAAGCCACTATGCCTGATGACTTACCCTTTGGCATGATGGATTTAGTTATAGTTGAAGGCAAAGAAGAACCTGAAGTAGAAAAGAAAGCACATGGCGGTGTTGTACATATGAATGAGGGTGGCTTTACTACGCCATCTTTTACTGTTCCTAAGTTTGATCCACGTAATCAGGATGTACGTCAGTATGAGAATGCAGACGGTAAAAAATTAAACATTCCTTTCTTAGGGGGCAAGCCTGTGTATCCTATTCCTGAAGGATACTTTCCTGTGGGCGGTGAGGTAGAAGAAGAAAAAGATGAAACCAAAGAAGCTATACCAACAGATGATAATGATGGTGGATCAACACCCCCACCACAGTCAGAGTTCCAAAAAGCAGGTGGTTGGAGTATGGACTTTGGCGATCCACCTGATTCAGATAAAGTTGATTTGTGGATTAATGAAGCTAAAAAAACTACGGGTAATACACCTGCTGTAATGACTGGCGTAGCAGCTTTATTTGGCGGTTTACCTGCTGCTCTTGTACATGCTGGTAATAAGCTTAACGCCAAAGGTAGGGATGCTAACTTACAAAGAGTAATAGAAGCAGCAAACAAAACACCTAAAGCAGGTCAAGTTAAAGCATTAAATGAAATTTCAACAGATATTGAAAAAGGTGCAGACGAAACATTACTAGGCAAGTTAGGCAATGCCATAAAAAGTTTATTTGGTGTTTCAGATGAAGAAGCGCAAAAGGCACAAACTGTTGGTATTAATTCAGGTGCAGGTTTATCTAAACAAAAAGTAACACCTACTGTGGATGTATCCCAACAAATGATAGAAGCAGGGTTTACAGGCGGTGACATAGACCCTTCTGATCCTTCAACAATTGCAGATTCTATTATACAAGAAAGTTTAAATGAATTAAATATAGACCCAGAAGAAGTAACATTGGAATCGGGTCCGTCACTTCCTGTAGAAGCTCCTTCTGTAGAAGCACAAACTGAAGTAGCTATTCCTCAAGGCCCAGAAATGCCTCAATTAGATGCTTCAGTAGTTGCTGATCAATCACCCTTTAAAGAACTATTTGAAACACCAACAATACCAAAAGACCCTGAAGCAACTACGCCACAGATGGATGTTCAGTCTACATTACCATTGCGTACTTCTATAGTTTCTAATAGAGCTAAAGATTTACTTTCTGAGTTACGTGGCTCTACGGAACCCGCTAAAGTTAGTTCTCTTTTAGACCAATTTACAGGCACGTTATTTCCTAGTGAGGATGCACCAACTTCAGGTGATATAGAAAGTTATCTAAGCAGAGTTGCTCAAGAGGAATCACAACAACAACCTACACCATCATCTGCTCCACCATCCGCACCATCATCTGCACCTACTACGCCTACACCAAGTGGCGGGGGTGATGATGATGGGCCTGACTTTGGTGATAGGGATCGTCCTGACTTTGGTGATAGAGACAGAGACACAGGCATTAAAGTTAAAACAGATGATGTAACTATTAAAGGTCGTACAGATTCTAGTGGTAAAAAAGCAGGAGATGTAGGATACAAGTCTAAACTTAAAGAGAAAAAAGAAAAAGAAAAAGCAATTAAAGAAGGACAAAAAGCAGGTAAAGGATACGAAGGAGGCTATGGATTTAAAAAAGGTGGACTAGCCTCACGTAAAAAGAAAAAGTAATAACCACCTTAATATGACTGGCCTACCCATCCCCCTACCAACAGGCTACGGTGGCCCCAGTAAAAAGGACATATAATGTCAGAAGCAATTATGGCTGAAGAAATGCAGCCTCAAAATAAAGTAGCATTTGCAAATCGCAAGTATACTAACGAAGAACGTTTGAAGAAAGAAGAAGAAGAACTTGAACAGCTAATAGCTGAACAAAAAGGTGAAGCAGTGGAACAAGAACCACAAGAAGCTGAACCTGCAAATGCTGAAGAACGTAGTTTTAAAAAACGTTATGGTGATCTACGTAGACATCAGCAAACAAAAGAAAAAGAATATGAAGATCGTGTTAAGGCACTTGAGCAACAGCTTAACCAAGCAACTAAACAAGAAATTAAACTTCCTAAGTCAGACGAAGACATTGAAGCTTGGGCAACTAAGTATCCAGATGTAGCAGCAATTGTTGAAACTATTGCAATTAAAAAAGCAAAAGAACAATCTGCAGATTTGGAAGATCGTGTAAAAGCAGTAGACGAAATGCGTGAAACTGCAGCACGTGAAAAAGCTGAAGCAGAGTTAATGCAATTGCATCCAGACTTTGATACCATTCGTGATAGTGATGACTTCCATGAATGGGCAGACGAACAACCTAAATGGATACAGGATGCATTATATGAGAACGGCAATGACGCACGTTCTGCTGCTCGTGCAATTGATCTTTATAAAGCGGATCGTGGCATTAAGAAAGGTAAGACTACACCAAAAGATGCTGCACGTTCTGTAAGTACACGTAATCAACGCAGTAAACCTCAGTCAGATTCTATGGGAAATGCAATAAAAGAGTCTGAGGTACAGAAGATGTCTCCACAAGAGTATGAACGTAATGCTGATAGTATTATGGAATCTATTCGCACTGGAAACTTTATTTACGATTTATCTGGTTCTGCTAGGTAAAAAGTATTGACATTGTAGTTATTTATGATATAACTATATGTATAATATAATAGTGTGGCCCCATTAGGATACCTGCACTAATATATATTCCCCACGCAAACAACAGACCTTACGGACCTACCTAGTAATTCATGGCCCGTAGCTGTAACACAAAGGCCAAGTGTTATAAACTACGCACCCTACGATGTCTAGCCTCCAATATAGTACTCTGTGTGTTTAGCATCTGTTATGCTAAAGGAGATAAATGTTATGGCATTTACATCAGCATCAGGTCACGGTAATCTACCTAATGGTAACTTCTCACCAGTGATCTATTCCAAACAGGTGCAACTTGCTTTCCGCAAGGCATCTGTTGTTGAAGCAGTCACAAACTCTGATTATTTCGGAGAGATTGCTAACATGGGTGATTCAGTTAAAATTATTAAAGAACCTGAAATCACCGTGAAAGAATACGGACGTGGTACACAAATCACACCACAAGACTTAGATGACGAGGATTTCTCATTAACCATTGACAAAGCCAATTATTTTGCTTTCAAGGTTGACGATATTGAGGAAGCCCATAGTCACGTTAATTTTCAAAGTCTTGCAAGTGATCGTGCTGCCTATCGTTTGGCTGACCAAATGGACCAAGATGTTCTTGGCTACCTATCTGGTTTTTCACAAGCTGCGCTTCATGCAAATGCAAGCACAGTTAACACTACTGTAAACGGTTCAAAGGCCGTGTCTACAGCTTCTGATGGTGCTAACTTAGTTGGTGCGGAACTATTGGCTTCTATGTCACTGGACGCATCTGACTTCACAAACACATCAGGAGCTGCAGGTTCAGCCAACAACTCAATTGGTATTGAGCCTCGTGCAGGTGGTGCTACTGCTGCGAAATCTGCTACTGCAGGTAACGCATTTCCGTTGCAAATTCTTGCACGTATGTCTCGTTTGATGGACCAACAGAATGTTGATACACAAGGTCGTTGGATCGTTGTGGACCCAGTGTTCATGGAAGTCTTGAAAGATGAAGACTCACGTCTATTGAACGCCGACTTCGGTGGTTCAGGACTACAGAACGGGTTGGCAGTGACAAACCTACACGGCTTTCGTGTTTACACTTCAAACAACCTACCTTCACTTGGTACAGGTTCTTCCACAGTTGGCGGCGTTAATGCATCTAACTTTGGTGTTATCGTAGCAGGACATGATTCAGCCGTTGCAACTGCAGAGCAGATCAACAAAACTGAAACTTATCGTGATCCTGACTCATTTGCAGATATTGTTCGTGGTATGCACCTATACGGTCGCAAGATTCTTCGCCCAGAAGCTATCGTTACTGCAGCATATAACTTGGCGTAAGGGAGGACTGAATAATGGCTACTATTACCGCAACTCTAGCTCCTGCTCATGGGGGTGACTCACGTGGACGTCAGCCTTATATGGTTGAACAAACCATTGATCTGACTGCAAACAGCATTGCCCCAGGTGATGTAGTACAGGCTCTTACTGTACCTGCCAATACTAAGATTATTGCTGCAGGTATTCAGGTAACAGCTTCTGCTACTCAAAATACTGGTACAGACGCAACCGCAATTTTAGGTACGGCTGTAGATAACAATGAGTATGTAGCTGCATTTGATATTGATGGTGCTACTGATGGAGCCTATGCTCCTTCTGTTGCTGTAGCAGGTGATATTGTTATCACTTCTGCAGATACACTTGACGTAACCCTTGCAGGTTCAGGTGCATCATTTACTGCAGGTACACTACGTGTGTATGCCGTAATGATGGATGTTAGTGCACTTGGTGAAATGACTGCTAATGAAGTAGATCGTGACACACTCGCATAATTAAACTCTGGGGGGCTGGGCAACTGGCCCCTCAAATCTAATTTAAAGGTACTATTATGGCTACATATGTTGCACTTGTAAATGAACTACTTCGTAGAATAAATGAAACTACACTTGATACAGCAGGTGATGGTTTTGGAGATGCACGTAATTTACAAGCAATTGCAAAAGATGCAATTAATTCTAGTACTCGTGAAATTTTACAAACGTCACAAGAGTGGCCTTTTTTAATTACAACATACACAGAAACATTATCTGTAGGTACGGGCACATATGCTTGGCAAACAGATGTATCTAAAATTGATTGGGATTCTTTTTACTTAAAGAGATTAACGTCAGAAAATAACGAACCTAAAAAACTTACAGTACTTACGTATGTAGATTACTTACGTCATCATAGACCTAATGATGATACTTCAGGTACAGGTGGATATACTAC